ATCCATGATTGATTACAGTGAAACCAATTATGAAAATTTGAAACGTCATTATAACAAACTTCCTTGGTATAAGAAGTTGATGTCATTGTACAAGAAGTCTCGTTATAACTACCTACGTGTTAAACAAACTCCTATTCCACAAGTGGTTGCTGTTCAAATAAAGGAAAAGTTTGGAACTCTTCGATTTTACTACATGGGTGGAGATGATAGAATTACTCCGATTGTAGATTTTTACGAATCACATACTAAGTATATATGTGAAGAGTGTGGCAGCACAGTTGACGTTGGTTCAACTTGTGGTGGATGGATTCGTAATGTATGTGAAAAACATGCAAAAGGTTCTAGACGAATCATTAATAATAATGAAGCAAATGAACTATTTAAAAAAATACGTCAGGACAAGTAAATAATATTTATATTCAAATATGAAAACAAATGTTATTATTACTGACGACTTTTATGAAAATCCGTATGAAGTGAGACGATTTGCTTTGTCTCAGGAGTTTTCAACTAGGGGAAATTATCCCGGCGCACGTACACTTCCAATGTTAAATATGTCGATACAGGATACGTTACAGCGAATTGTATATAATGCGGGAGGTAATATTATATCATTTCCAGATGATGGATATAATGGGTCGTTTCAATTAACATATGCATGGGATAAATCATGGATTCACGCCGATCCACATAATACATGGGCAGCAGTATGTTATTTAACTCCGAATGCACCATTAACAGGGGGGACTGCTACATATCGTCATAATGATACGGGAGCTTATTCTTCTACTGACTTATCGGAAGATTTAGTTAAAAACGTGGAATCGGATGGAAATGATATTACTAAGTGGCAAACAGTCGATTCATTTGGCAATATATTTAATCGACTAGTAATGTATAGGGGACAATTGTATCACATGAGTAGGGATTATTTTGGTAAAACATTAGAAACTGGTAGACTCTTTCAGGTCTTTTTCTTTAATACTGAACATTGATATGCCTTTAAAGATCATAAAGGTGGTAATATATGGTATTTCGGATAATTTAGAACTGTGTACACAAGATCCGAAGTATCAATCAGAGTATTCAGGAATAGAAACAGCAACATTTGTTGATGATTCTAATTTCCTTGAATTTTATGTTAATTGGGAGCCAGATATCATCGTTGTTATTGGAAACATCATAGATTTTCCAATTATAAAATCGTGTGGATATTTAAAATCGAAGTTATATCTTCTTTCAAATTCAGAATTAAAATATTATGGTATTAAGTATTTTATTGAAGAGTTTTTTAAACGTTATATTCAAAATAGTATAATTAACAACAATTCAATAAATAAGATGTCAGTATACACCGTTACATGTAATACTAAAGATCGTATATTTGTTGCTTATGAGTCGTTAAAAAACCAAACCCACCAAAATTGGGAATGGTCAATTTATGATGATTCCACTGATGATATAACGTGGGATATAGTTAAAACGTTGGCGAAATCCGATAGTAGAATTTCAATCAATAAAAATTTAAATCAATCCAAATATTCCCGTATTGGTCATAATAAGTTTAATGCAGCAATGAATTGTTCTTCAAATTATATTGTTGAACTTGATCATGACGATGCATTTACAAAAGACGCGTTGGAAAAATTATTACTTACACACAAACAATTTCCAGATTGTGGATTCGTTTATGCCGATTGGGTTGAAATGAATTTTGAAAGTAAAGAAGAAATAACGTATGGTGATGGTGATACATTTTCTTGGGGATATGGAACATATTACAATGTAAAACATCCTTATCACGATAGACAAATTAAAGTCGCGTGTGCATCAAGTGTTAACCCATTAACAATTCGTAGATTGTGGAGTTTATTCAATCATCCAAAGTCTTGGAAAAAAGACTTATATATGAAGATTGGTGGTCATAATAGATACTTGAATAGCGCAGACGACTACGAATTAATGTTAAGAACATTTTTAAATACACAAATAGTTCATTTACATCATTTTTGTTATGAACAATATTTTTATAATGTCAATACCAAAGTGAGCAATGGTGGATTGGGATGGAAGTACCATGGTGATATTTTACGTCATGTACGTTATATTCAAAACTATTATTCAAATCAAATAAAACGTCGTATTGAACAACTAGGAAAAGTTGATTGGGCATATGATATAAATAATCCTGATTGTATTACAAACTTTTATAAGGGAACAAACTACGCACGTTTTGGTGAACAAGAACAACGTCTAAATATAGATTTTAAACCTTAATAAACATATGAGCAACAAATCAGTAAAAATTGTATTGAATGCAATGGTTAAAAATGAAGCGGCGGTTATTGAACGCATGCTTGAATCGGCCTATAAACACATTGACTATTGGGTAATCCAAGACAACGGATCAACCGATGGAACACAGGACATAATTAAGAGTTTTTTTGAAAGTAAAAATATTCCCGGTGTTTTGTATTATGAACCATGGCAATACCCCGGTTATAATCGAAACCATACACTTCAATATTGTCTTCAAGCTAATCATGGATGTGATTATATTCTACGAATGGACGCGGATGAAATTCTTGAAGTTGATGATGACTTTGATTGGGATATCATCAAGTCACACGATGCATGGAATGTAGTTGCTCGTAGTGGCAACTTCGATTATTACCGTATGTGGTTATGGAAGGCTGGATTGCCATGGTATTTTGCTGAAGATAAACGACATGAAACGATTCATATAAAGGACAATGGTGCATATTCAATGGGAAATTTACCAATTGGATTTCGTCACGTTCTTCTTCCCGGTGGAATCACGTGGGAAAATAAGTTTAAGTTTTTTATTGATGCTCTTGAATTGGAAAATCAAACCGTTACACAACAAGAATGTTCTGATATGTATCATTTATTTTATGTCGGTAAATCGTATAATGATGCTGTCAATCCCGAGATATTTCCTTTTAAGTTAGATCACGCTAAAGAAATTGTTCGACGTGCCACATTTTATTTTGAACAATACATCAAAAAACATCACCCCAAATATCCAAATATTAACTTGTTTAAAACACAGACGAAAGACGAATTTATTTATTATGGACTGTACCTAATTGGTTGTATGAACGAACGTATTGGAAATATGGAAACTGCTGTCCAATATTGGCAAAAAGCATTTAATTTCGATCCAATTCGTAACGAATCATTAATGCGTTTATGTGACTACTATTTAAACCATGTTGATGATATTCCAAACTTATATCTATATTCAAATATAGCTGTTCGCAATAACTATCCATTTCCAAATAAAAGAGTCGTGTGGATTGAAAAGGATTCATATACTGACACTGGATGGTCAACATTAGACTATTTCATAATATCTACATACCATATGGGATACTATCAAGAATCGTTTGATGCTGCAAAACTATTGTTATCGGATCTTTATAAAAACATATTGCCAACAAATCAACGTCACAGAATTGAAAGTAATTTAAACTGTGCTCGATCAAAACTACAATAAAATGATTGTTCGAAAAGACTGTAACATTTTTGATGGTGGTGCTGAAGGCATCATCCATCAAGCCAATTGTCAAAACACCATGGGCAGCGGAATTGCCAAAGAAATTCGTGCCAGATATCCAGAGGTGTATGAAGAAGACTGTAAAACTAAGGCGGGTGATTACTCCAAGTTAGGTACATTCAGTTGGGTAAAGACAAATGATGGTAAATTCTACATTTACAACTGTTACAGTCAATTTCGTTATGGTCGTGAACAACGTCATACCAATTATGAGGCAGTCTATAACGGACTATCTTCAATCAAAAAACATGCGGAAAGTCATCAGTTGAACAGTCTGAGTCTGCCTCATAATATGGGATGTATGTTGGGTGGAGGATCTTGGCATATTGTTAATGCCATTATTGAAGATGTCTTTGATAACAGTGATATTGTCCTTTATATCTGTCGGTACGAACCATGAACATTCATGTTCCTGAAAACATCAGAGAAAAGTATCCCCATATGGAATTTCGTGGGAAACGTCGTGAATTAAATAACCGTGAGGTTATGGAAGCGTACAATCCCGTAACCGGACAAACCTTCTTTTATAGTTTCGAGGAAGATTTCTTTTGGTTTTCAGGACAAATTCCCGATTACAAACTTCCAAAAATCAGTTGACATTTTCAAAATCTGTGGTATGGTCATTTCATGGTTGAACAAACTTACATGAAATTGCAAGATAAAGTTAATCGTCCTACCTTGTCTAAGGAAAAGGTTAATCGTGACAACAAACAGTTTAAACATATCGTTGACCAATATCAGCGATGGTGTCAAAACGGTGAAAATCGTGAAACTCTTGAAGAAGACATCATTGATTGTTTATTTGAATACGATCACGATGGTTATCATCTTGCTGAATTTTTGAAGGAAAAAGTTTATCTTGAACCAGATAGTGAACTTGTAGATATTCTGGATCAAATGTATTTTGTCAAGGATAGTTTGACTAAAGAAATTTTGGATCAGTGGATCAAAGAGAATTTTCTTGAGATTCCGAGTGATGTAGTTGGCAAGAAGGTCAATGCAAAGCAGAATCTTAAAAAGTACGAGAATTATTACATTAACTCTATTAACCCAGAAATGTATCAGGTGACTATTAATGAAAAGTTTGACAAAAAGGGTGGGTGGGTGATTAACTTTGAAAATGTTACTTTTGTTGAGTGAACCATTGTTGTTACATCGTACAATGTAATGATGGAACTTTATACTGTGGTTATTCAAACGACGTACAAAAACGAGTTGATACTCACAACAAAGGTAAAGGTGCAAAATACACAAAAACAAGATTGCCTGTAAAATTGGTCTATACAGAATGTTTTGAGACCAAAAGTGAGGCAATGAAAAGAGAATATCAAATAAAAAGATTGACACGGAAACAAAAACTAGAGATTATCAAGGAGTAAAAACTATGAATTACATTATGTTGGCTATCGGTGCTGTGGTGGGATTTATTGCATTAATCGTTGGGTTGAGTGCGTTGTTTGCTCTTCCCGTCATGTGGTTGTGGAACTATGTTGTTCCTCACCAGTTTGGATTGAAGGAGATTGACTTTCTTCACGCATGGGCGTTGACCGTGTTGTGTAATTTCATCTTCAAGAGCAGTTCAGTTAATACCAACAATAAAAAGGATTAATTATATGAGTGAAAAAACTATTACAATCAGTCAGGAAGAATACGATCAACTTCGGAGAGATTCAGAGTTTCTTGAATGTCTATATTCAGCCGGTGTTGATAACTGGGATGGTTATGATGTAGCCCAAGATATGATGGACGAACTTGAAGAAGATGACGAAAAGTAATATACCCACAATGAAACGCAAGTTTTACTTCATCAAGGATAGTGTTACCGGCAACTTTTACGAGGGTAAGTCCGCTGACGACATTGTGTCATTTGATCAGGCTGCTGTGTATTTTCAGAGGAAAAATGCTGAGAAGAAGATCAAAGAGTATGTTAACGAAAATTATAGTGGCAGTTGGCCTTGGAATGTAAAGTGTTTGACTCACCCTGATCTTCATTGGGATAAGAAACTTATCAGCAAGACTAAAAAGATGATTGCTGAACGCAAAGATTTGCCAAACTGGGGCATTGAAATCGTCGAGGTTGAAGTTGATGCTCCTTAAAAAGTTGTTGACTTTCTATAAAACTCTGGTAGGATATACCCACGATGAAAGTTTACATCATTCTTGATGAATCAAATAGTCTTGACGTTGGAACCTTTGTTGAAAAGGTTTTCTCTGATAAAGAAAAGGCGGTTGATTATGTATATGCTGATTATATGAAACACCCTTTCCATGCGGGAAAATCAAAAGAAGATTTGGTGAAAGAAATTGATCGTGTTATTCACGAAGCTAAAGTAGAATAATATTTCAGAGTTGGTAAACAAGGAACGTGCTACCTGTGATCGGTGAAAGCCGGGAGGCGTGGAAGTTTAATCAGTGTTTCCTCAACTCAACCAGACAGTGCCGCCCAAGTGATAATGGTTCCAGTCACTTTACACTGCGACAAAAATGGGCAACAATTTTAATGCTGAGGAGAGTGCGAGTAATACGCCTCCAGTCATTTGTAATAACCAATGGATGAATTGGGATAGAACACAGGACACCGGAATGGTTATCGGATCAACCTGTTGTAGATGGATAACGAACCGTCCCTTAGCTCCAATTTTTAGTTCTTTGATTGATATTACCTAACTGGAAAAGGAGCGTGTCGGTAGCCCAATGAGGTTCATGGCGAAAACAGGCGTAACCATCATATAAACCTAAATAGGGGTGGGGATTGTAGGTTCGACTCCTACTATCAATCAAAACAATTTTCAAAAAACTTCTTGATTTTTCAATACCAATCGTTTATTCTATTTTCGAAATGAAAACCAAATACATTGTTTGTCTCAACATCCGCAAAATCGAACTCACCGACGATCAAGTCGATGAACTTGACGATATGGATCACACAAAAGATGGAGCGTTTATTCTTGATGTGTGTGATACCAAAGAAAAAGCAGTTGATAGCCTTTATAAGGCGGTAGACTCTTTTGATACTTACAACCTTAGAGACTTGTGAAAATAGATGTTTCAACGGTTGACCGCACCCAATTCATGGTGCATGAACACTTTCTCAACGGAGAAGTTGTTTACTTGGTTCAGCCACAACACATCGGAACTAAATGGACGCAAGACAACAAACACCTACGTAGTGTTGTTGTCAATTACGATGGTGAAGTGATTAGTGCAGGCTTTCCAAAGTTTACCAACTGGGGTGAGAATCCCGATCACTTTCCTGTTCCTACTTCATTACGGAACTGTACTGTAATGGAGAAGCTTGACGGTTCTCTATTGATTGTTAGCAAGTATAAGGGTCAATATATTCTACGAACCCGTGGAACTGTTGATGCTTCTACTATGGCTAATGGTCATGAGTTGGAACTGTTCAAGGATACTATTCTCAAGAAGATTGATACGTGTCTACCTGTGGATCTAAATGGTAATTGGCATTATTCCATTCTATTTGAATGGGTTAGTCCTATCAATAAGATTGTATTGAACTATGGTGATGAACCTGATTGGTATTTAGTTGGCGTAATCAACCATCATCATTATATGTTGTGGTCACAGTCTCGTTTGGACGAAGCTGCACAGGAATTGGGACTCAAACGTCCTGCTACTTATACTTTTAATGACATAAATGACCTGTCAATGTTAGTAAAGTCTTGGGAAAAACTTGAGGGGGTTGTTGTATATTCAAAGAACGATCAAGTTTTGCACAAACTAAAGAGTGATTGGTATTTGATTCGTCATCGTTTGAAGGATGAATTTTCATCACTTGAAAAAGTTTTGGATTTTTATCTAGATTCAGGTTATCCTGATTTTCACACTTTTCAAAGCAAAATTGCAGAAGTCGTGGATTGGGAAACCGCAAAACAAATTGTGGGTGACATCAGCCGAATTGTTGATGCAAAAAAAGAAGTAGACAAGATTGTGGATGCTATGAATAGTTTTGTGAATAACAGACTTCGTTCATTGTCTACCCGAAAGGAACAAGCACAACTGGTTATTTCATCTTATGGTGAAACCAACAGAGCTTCATTTCTATTCAAGTTGCTTGATGGTAAGTCATTGGGTAAGGAAGAATATAAGAAGTTAATGTTCCAAGTATTAAAAAACTAAAAAACAACCCCACTTTTAAGGTGGGGTTTGTTATTTATAAATATGAGAAATCCATGTAGACGTATTTGTAAATTAGATGATAAACAAACGTGTGTAGGATGTGGACGTACTTGGGAACAAATACGAGAATGGTCTTTTTATATGGACCAACAAAAAGAAGAAATACTTAATCGACTAAATGACTTTAAATCTAATTTGAAAAGTCGATTTGAACTTAAATAGTCATATTTATAATAATGATACTAGTTCAGATTTTTTTGTGTATATTATGGTGTAGTGTTTGTGAGTGGATGTTACATCGATTTGTAATGCACAAACATCCATTCAAATTTACTTACGCATATAACGCTCACACCAAAGTACATCATAACATTTATAAGTATGATGAAACATATCACGCTCAAGAGGGAGATGATGGTAAAAAGATTCCTATGGCGTGGTGGAATGGAATCGTAATTGCGTTGCTTTCTAGTTTACCGTTGTTGGTATTTGGGTGGAAGATCTTTGTTCTAAACTATATTGTGGCATTATGTTACTATGGTATATACGAAACATTACATTGGTACATGCATCTTCCTAAAAAAAGAAAGATTGAGTATAAAACGTGGTATAGAAAACTAAATGGTCATCATATATTACACCACCGGTACATGAACAAGAATTTCAATGTGGTATTGCCCTTTGCAGACTGGATATTTGGTACACTAATCAAAAAAAGTCCAATTAAATTCAATCAAGTTCCTAAAAGTTATTGCGTACCCGATTTACAACCATATTTATAGAACAATATGACCAAATCTGAATTAAAACAGTTGATCAAAGAATGTATAAATGAGGTTTTTACAGGACCATATACCCATTCAAACAACATCATCGATGACGAAATAAAAATTGTTTCAATCGCAATCGGGTATGAAAATGAAATAAAAGAATATATACCAAAAATGGTTGAGATTGTAAAATATGAATTCGATACAGATGTAATTTTTACAAAAAACTTTAAAGAACCTTATGAAAAAGAAAACGAAAAATTACCCGATAACCATATAAAAGTTAAGACTCATTTTACAATCACCGGAATCACCGATGAACCAGATAAAGTGGAAATACTAAAGTCATTGAAAGAACTTCAAGAAGAGTTAACTATGTGGTCAATATCTAAAAATTTAGCAAACATCGATTTTTATTTCATTGTCGAACAATAAAAAAAGAAACCCCACTTTACAGTGGGGTTTTTGTTTAGTCTTTCTTTTGTGGTTTACTTGGACGATCACCGTCTTTCTTTGGACCTCTTGGTCCACCTGGCGGTGGCCCGAAACGTCTCAATAGTTTACGATCTTCATCACTAACCTTGATACGTTCTTCCTTATCCAATTTGCCATCCTTATTTGTATCATACTTTGCAACAAGAGAGTCACGTTGCTTCTTTTGTTCCTCTGTCAATTTTGGACGTTGAGGACGCAAATGTGGTGGAACGGGATCGGGTCCACCGGTTTTTGGACCTTCTTGTGCGTTCACAACAAACGCAGTCAATAATACTAACAAAACATACTTCATAGATTTCCTTTCGTTGTTCAGCCTGACGCTGAGTTTCATTGATACATATGACCAAATTACTTGTTGATTTTTTCTTTTACATGTCCTTAACAAAATATTTATTATAGTGAACCTTTTGATTAGCGGCGAGTTGACTGCACCACCGAGTGAAGTGTCGGCATTTAGAACACTTACACTATATGCTACTGTATTCAGAAAACTAAACTGTTTGGTCGAAGTTCAACCGGGAGAAGTTGATTTTTACTATAGGTGGTTAAAAGACAAATATGCCATGGATTTTGTTGAAGAACTGGTTATCGTAGGAGAAGCACATGGATTCAGACTTAAACACGAATCTATAAAAAAGTTGACTTACAATAATTTAAATGACTTGATTTTTGTTGTGGATATGATACGATAATCACATCATGAACAATTGTGGATGTGGAAATTCAATTCCGGATGAACGTTACAACCTTGGATTTAAAATTTGTCTGACCTGTGGGGATAAAGTGGCGAGAAAAAACAAACCATATGGTTATGTTCACTATGGACATAAAACGGCAGGTAGTATTGTCGTGACTAGCAAAGCAGGATTTGAAAACTATAGCAAAGTGTCATATCGTATGAACAAAGGAAGCAACATGGGTTACGCAAGTCGAATTTCAACATCTTTCTAAACATTATGAAATTGTCTGACATATACAAAAAAATCTACGATGCCGAGTTTGAAAAACTTCCAAAGTGGAAACAAAACGCCATTCAAGAAGATTTGGCTCATAATAAGTCAACTGGCATGACCACCGATTTTATTAAACTGGTCATCGAAAAGGCAGAAAAGTATTTCGAAGAAAATAAAAATAAGGTTCAACCAAAAAAAGAGTTGATTTCATCCGTCGATTGATATATTCTATAAAAAGTTATGAAAGTCGCTACAATCGAAGAAATCGCAGAGGTACTTCCTCACCCAAACGCTGACGCTCTTGAACTTGCAAAGATCAAGGGTTGGCAGGTTTGTATCAAGAAAGGTGAGTTCAAGAAAGGAGACCTTTGTATCTATATCTGTGTTGATAGCGTTCTTGAAGACAAGCCTTGTTATGAGTTTTTACGTAACAAGCATTTCCGTATTAAGACTGTCAAACTCCGTGGACAAATTAGTCAGGGTATTGCATTTCCCATGAGTCTATTCAAGACTCTTGGACATGATACCGTAGTGTTTACAGAGCCAGATGTTATTGGAAGTGATGTAAGTCATTATGTTTACGCAAAACACTATGAAAAGCCGCTTTCTGCGCAATTGGCAGGTCAAATGGTTGGTCTGATGCCTAGTTATCTTCGTAAGACTGACGAGGACAATATCAAGAACAATCCCGAGATCATTCAAGAGCTTACTGGTAAGCCATATTACATCACTGTAAAGGTTGATGGAAGCAGTGGAACTTACTTTTACAAGAACGATGTTGGATTTGGTGTTTGTAGTCGAAACTATCAACTCAAGGAAGACGATAAGAACAGTTTTTGGGTCATCGCTAGAAAGTATGATCTTGAGAACAAGTTGAAGAACTCTGGACGTAATCTTGCTATTCAAGGTGAGGTTTACGGACCTGGCATTCAAGGAAATCTACTTGGGGTCAAGGATATTCAGTTTCGTGCATTCAATCTATTTGACATTGACAACTACAAGTATCTTGATTGGAAGGAGTTGCAAGAGTTTTGTTTCTATAACTCAATTCCAATTGTTGACACTATTGATATTGGACCGTCTTTCAATAAGACTCTTTCAGAACTACAAGAGTTTGCTAACAACTTGAAGTACGATAACGGTAATCTTGCTGAGGGTATTGTGATTCGTCCAACCGAGGAGTCTTATAGTGAGACTCTAAAGGGACGTTTGTCTGGTAAGATTATCAGTGAAACCTTTGAACTTAAACATAACGATTAAATATGAACAACGTTGTAATTACTGTGGGAGCACCGGGAAGTGGCAAATCCACTTGGGTAGAAAAGTATAAGAACACGCATCCATACATAAACTTAAGCAGTGACGCTCTTCGTGCTGTCTTTGGAAAGGATGAAAACGACCAAACCGTGAGTGCTCGTGTATTTGAGTACATGGAACATGAGGTTGATCGACTCTTGAAAAAGGGTGAAGATGTGTGTATTGATGCAACTAACATGCATCGTAGGGCACGTAAAGTGTGGATTGATTTGGCAAAGAAACATGGTGCTACGGTTACAGCGTATGTTTTTGTTGTTGATCGTGATACTTTGATTGAACGCAATCAAAAACGTGGAGAAATGGGTGGCAGAAACGTGCCTGTTGAAGTTATTGATCGTATGTTGACTAATTATGTTGAACCTTCTAAAGAAGAAGGTATTGATCAAATTCACTTTGTATGAAGAAGTATTATTTATTTTTGGACGATATTAGAATGCCAGAAGATGTTACTTGGGTAAGACTGCCTGAAGTTGAATGGACTATTATTCGTAACTATTCGGAGTTTCGTAATATTATATTGAACTTGGGTATTCCGGAGTTTGTTGCGTATGATCATGATTTGGCAGACACTCACTATGGTGATGGTTTGCATGGTGATAAAATTGATTATACAAAATATAAAGAAAAAACTGGATACGATTGTTGTCAGTTTCTACTTAATCAATGTAATAATATGGGTATTAAACATCCACCTTATGTGGTTCATAGTATGAATCCGGTTGGTGCTGCTAATATTCGTAACATTATTGAAAGGTATAACAGAACTGTTTCTGTATGATTATTTGGATTACGGGACAACCTGCCAGTGGAAAAACAACTTTGGCAAATAAACTATGTGAATGTTTTATATCTCAATCATACAGAGTCATTGACGGTGATAACTTTAGAAGGTTGACAGAAAATAATGACTATTCTGAACAAGGACGTAGACTAAATGTGGAACGCATGATGATATTTGCGTTAGGAGAAGATCATTACTATGATTATGTCATTGTTGCAGCGGTGAGTCCATTTAAAGACCAACGTGATTGGGTTAAAACCAAAGCTAATGTCAAAGAAATTTACTTGACAAGTAGTCGTCAACGTGATGGTCGTATGGTCGATTACTATTCTCCTCCAACCAACAATTATTTACATATTGACACCGACATACATTCTGTGGTAGAAACACAACAGAAAGCATTAACCTACATATTGAC